ACAAACCCTGCAGCTTCGAGAGCTGACCAGATACTATGGACATCGTCGATGTGGCTGACGATATCATCACCATACGTATTCACCATATGGCGGTTCTCCGGTCTGGAGGCCGCGCGCGCAATCGCCCAAAAAACAAGGCTTTCAACGGGGAAAGTAAAACCATTCCCCTGCGCAGCGAATTTCTCCATGTGGATTACCTCGCCGTCATACTCCGTTGTTCTGGAGCAGAAGGCATTTAGTAACAAATACCAATCTTCTGGGAAGAAGAATTTAATCGCTAACTTTGCGATGGTATCCGATGCACCCTCCAGATCAGTGGTGGCTGTTTTTCCACTGATGGACCCCTCCTTGGCACTCGCGCGGTTTTTTGCGTCGGAGTCCAGGTAAAGTCCGGAGGCAGCGAGACGTCTCTTTATGTAGTCGCCCAGAGCAGCTTGACCCATAGAATTCAGGGTCGGCTGGGGGTCAACAGGACGTAATATCTCGCAGTTCTTGGGAACGAAAGTCAAACTGCCATATTCAACAGTTACTTCGGCAATTTGACACCACCACTCATCACCGCTATACGCGTCTTCCCGGATTTCGTAAGGACAATCCAGGGCGTCAAGCCAGTGCGGCACTTGCCGGAGCAATTCCGGTAGGAGGCCTGAAGAGAGGAGTTCGTTACTACAAGACAACCCGCGCGCTAGCTTTTCAGCTGCACACGCTTCTTTTTTTGGGGTGTTGGCAGTAGCGCCCGGTCCGAACCGGTACTTCAAGTCGCCGAGTTTCGGAGCTGGTCCGAGGACCCTTCGTATGTGTTTCCGTGCCTCCATAAAGATGGAGTTTGCGGATGGGACAAGTGAAACCGTCCCTCGAAGGACACCTCGAAAAAACTCGTTCGTGTCGTGGCAACGCGATTCGGTCGCTAGGAACTTTCGATATCCATTGGCAGCTTTGTCAGCACCAACGTCCAGGTCCTCAAGTTTCTTAAAGAGGCCCTGTGCTTGCCGAAGGAGGTAGAGCTCGCGAGGATTTCTC